CTGGGAGGCGCGCGATCGGGCGTTGCGGGACGAGATTCCGCAGTATTTGGCGAGCCGCACGGGGATGTAGCCCTGCTGCCGCTAGTCAAGCAGGATGTTGCGTGTTAAATTGGTCTGAACCCGGCATTTAGGCCGGCAGGAGGATATTGATGGCGCGTGCCCCGATGACACCCTCGGCTTCTTTTGTGGAGCGGGAGAACGACAGCCCGGAGCTGGCGCAGGCTGCGATCGATTTGGACATCGAATCTCTGGGCCGTGCGATGGACGGGCGGCGTCCGTTTGTCGAGGGGATTGAGATTGAGGAAGAGGACGACGGGAGCGTCGTTGTCGATTTTGATCCGGACGGGGATTTTGACGAGGACGACGGCACGTTTGACCGCAATCTTGCCGAGGAGATGGATTCCGGCGACTTAGAGCAGGAGTATAGCAAGGGCTTGGAGCTTTTGGGCTTCAAATATGAGGAGCGGACGATGCCGTTCCGCGGTGCGACGGGCGTGACGCATCCTTTGTTGGCCGAGGCGGCCACGCAGTTTCAGGCGCAAGCATTTAATGAGCTTTTGCCGCCGGAGGGTCCGGTCCGCACGCATGTGATGGGCGAGATCACGAAGGAAAAAGAGGCGCAGTCTAAGCGCGTCAAAGACTTTATGAACTATTATTTGACGAACGAGGCGCAGGAATACACGCCGGAGTTTGATCAGATGCTGTTTTACCTGCCTTTGGCGGGATCGGCGTTCAAAAAGGTCTACTATGACGAGAATTTGGGCCGCGCAGTGTCCAAATTTGTGCCTGCCGAGAATTTTGTGGTTCCGTATGACGCTGCGGATTTGGAAACAACGCCGTTTTCGGCGCAAGTTTTGCGAATGCCGGCCAACGACGTGCGGAAATTGCAGGTTGCGGGCTTTTATCGCGATGTTCCGGTGCATCCCGGTCAGGAAAAGCAGAACGATATTACGCAGGTGACGGACGATATTGAGGGGACGAGCCCTTCGATGATCGATTACGACGTGACTTTGCTGGAATTCCACGTTGATTTGGACCTTGCCGGATACGAGGATCGCGACGAGGACGGCGAGGAAACGGGCATTATGCTGCCCTATGTCGTCACGGTGTGCGAGGACACGGGCGATGTGCTGTCGATCCGCCGGAATTACCGTGAAAATGATCAAAAACGGCGCAAAATCCAGTATTTTGTGCACTACAAGTTCCTGCCGGGCTTCGGGTTTTATGGCCTTGGCCTCATTCACACGATTGGGGGCCTCTCCCGTACCGCGACGGCGGCGCTTCGACAGCTCATCGATGCAGGCACACTGTCGAACCTCCCGGCAGGATTCAAAGCGCGCGGTTTGCGCATTCGGGACAACGATGAGCCGTTGCAGCCGGGCGAGTTCCGGGATGTAGACAGCCCGGGCGGCGCGATCCGCGATTCGTTGATGCCGTTGCCCTTTAAGGGGCCGGACGCCACGCTGTTCAATCTTTTGGGCTTTGTCGTGCAGGCGGGACAGCGGTTTGCGACGATCACCGATTTGAAGGTCGGTGACGGCAACCAGCAGGCGGCGGTTGGGACGACGGTTGCGATGTTGGAGCAGGGCACGCGGGTGATGAGCGCGGTTCACAAGCGGTTGCACTACGCGATGAAGCAGGAATTCAAGCTTCTGGCGCGCGTTATGTCGGAATCTTTGCCGCAGGAATATCCGTACACGGTTGCGGGCGCGGATCAGTCTGTGTTTGCGCAAGATTTCGACGATCGGGTGGACGTGATTCCTGTCTCGAACCCCAACATTTTCTCGCAATCGCAGCGGATTATGCTGGCTCAGACGCAGATGCAGCTGGCGCTGCAGGCGCCGGAGCTTCACGACATCTACGAGGCGTATCGCCGGATGTACGAGGCGCTGGGCGTGCGCGACATCGACAAGCTGTTGAAGCCGAAAGAAGAGACCGAGGCGCAGCCGAAGGATCCGGCGACCGAAAACATCGACGCGTTCAACCAGTTGGAGCTTCAGGCGTTTGAGGGGCAGAACCACGACGCGCACATCATGTCCCACATTGTTTTTGGGGCGTCGGGCATGGTTGCGCAGATGCCGATGGTCGCGATGTCGTTGCAAAAGCATCTTATGGATCACGTGCGGCTGAAGGCGACGGAGACGGTTATGGCGCAGGTTGCGCAGATGGGGCCAATGGAGCAACTGCCGCCTGAAATGCAGGTTCAGGTCGAGGCGGCGATTGCCAACCAGATTGCGCAAGAATTGCAGGCGCTGCGCCAGTTGAACGATCAAGTTACGGGCCAAGGTCAGCAGGGCCCTGATCCGTTGATCGCGCTCAAAGAGCAGGAGCTTCAGCTGCGCGCGCAGAAGGATCAGGCTCAGATTGCGCAGGATCAGGCGGAATTGCAGCTTGATCAGCAAAAGGCGGCCGAGCGGGCGCGGGAGTTCCAAGCGCGGTTGGATCAAAACCGTGATTTGACGATGACGAAATTGCAGGCGACCGCGGAGCGGGAGCGTGCACGGATTGCCGCGCAGTTGGCAATGGCTCAACAAAGGAGACAGTGATGCAAGGTCGCGTGAAATACATGGGCTCTAAGCCCGCAAATGCGCCGAAGCCGTCGAAAATGGCGGTGATTGACGGTCAGGGCGAGATTCCGTTCTGCACCATGGAAGAGATGAAGACGCCGAACACGGCGAAGGGCATTTCCATCACGGGCAAGAAGCGCGGCATGGGCGCGGCTTTGCGCGGTAATCGCTTTACCTACGACTGAGGTGTGCCATGCCCCTGAAGCGCGGATCGTCGCAAAAAACCATTAGCTCCAACATCTCGAAGCTTCGGGATGAGGGGAGGCCACAAGATCAGGCCGTTGCCATTGCTTTGCGTAAGGCGGGCAAGGCGCGCAAGATGTCTGACGGCGGGATGGTCAAAGGTTTTAGCCCTATTGCTCGTGTACCGCAGCGGTTTAAGGGGGTGCTCTAATGGATTTGACGATCGTTTGGAGCGCGGTGCTGACTTTCGTTCTTGGCTTTTTTGGCTGGGTTTTGCGCGGTTATGTGGACGATTTGAAACGGATTACGATCCTTTTGAACCGCACGCGTGAGGAAATTGCCCGAGAATACGTCACAAAAAACGACGCGCGTCAGGACATGAACCAAGTTTTGGATCGGTTGAAGCAGTTAGACGGCAAGCTTGATCGTTTGCTTGAAAATCGGTCCCGTACAGGGAGGGGAAGAACAGATGCGTAAATATTCGCAGCGCAGCCTGAACAATTTGAATGGCATTCATCCGGATCTGCGGCGCGTGATCGACCGTGCGCTGCAAGACAGCCCGCTTGATTTCGTCGTGATCGAGGGGCTGCGCACACAGGATCGCCAGCGGCAGCTGGTGGCTAGCGGCGCATCGCGCACGATGAACAGCCGCCATTTGACGGGCCATGCGGTGGATTTGATGCCGATTGGCCCCAACGGCCCGGCGTTTGACTGGCCGCTGTATGATCAGCTGGGGCCGGCTGTTAAGTTGGCAGCTGACAAGTTAGGCATCGCACTGGATTGGGGCGGAGACTGGAAGAGCTTCCGGGATGGTCCTCACTTCGAGTTGGATCGCGCGCTGTACCCTGAAAGCGATTGGACGACGGGCGAGGAGCCTCCTGCGCCGCGCACCTCTGTTGCGCAGTCCACGACCGTGCAGGCATCTGCCGTGCAGATTGCATCGGGTGCCGGCGCTGCTGTCAGCTCGATTGCAATGCTTGACGGCACCGCGCAGCTCCTCGCCATGATCTTTGGGGGCCTCGTGGTTCTAATGGGCATTTGGATCATGCGCGAGCGTCTAAAAAAATGGGCTGACGGGGTGCGTTGATGTTCTCGCGCATCCAGCTTTACCTCTTCATCGGCGCCGCCTTCATTCTCGGCGCCGTCGGCATATACGCCAGTGGCGTACAAAGGGGAATAGATCGGACGCAGCGTCGCATTGACGAGCGCCGGTTGGACAACATGCGGACCGCAAAGGATGTTAAAGATGGCGTTGAGGTTTTGGATGACGTTGATCTTGCCGCTCGCGCTCGGCGCTGGGTGCGTAAGAATAACGACCGATAGCTACTGCGATATAGCTTCGCCGCTGTATTTTGACACCGGGGCAACTGTCTCTTGGTTGTTGCGAAATGATCGTACATTGTTGGTCGACATCCTTGCTCACAACGAAACCACGAGTCGACTATGCGGCACATCGCCCGGCTGAGCCAAATTTTTCACGACATAATTTTTAAGGACACGTCGGAGTCGCTGTGCTCGCGCGCATGGCGGCTACAGCACACCAGCCGTTTTTGGAAGTTTTGGACCCGTGTCTTTGGACGGGTTCATTGCTACCGGTCCTACATGCGCTACTGGCATTTGTGATCACAAATCCGCGTCAACCCCCTTTTATCCCCTAGCATGTGCTATATGGGACATGCTACATATGGTGGTATGGACGGGCTTGACATAGCACAATTTGTACAGCGCGCGATCAAAGATCGCAAATCTCTCGTTTTGGACACGTTGGAGAACAACGGCATCCGTTCGATGGAGCAGTATCAGCTTTGTATGGGGGAGCTGAACGCGTTGAATTTTATTGCGGAGGAACTGTCGGGCCTGTTGGAAAGACAGGAGCACAGGGATGACTGAATCAACCAGCGCGATCGACCTTTCGTCAATCGACATTAGGGGAGCCGTTGAAAGCATGTACGTTCCCAAAGAGGAACGGGTGCTGGACCCCGCGAAAGCCGACGCATCTTTAATTGAACGCATGCCGAGTCCGACAGGCTGGCGCATGCTAATTTTGCCGTATCGCGGCAAAGGCAAGACGCAAGGCGGCGTGTATCTTCCGGACAAAGTGGTCGATGACGGGCAACTTACGACCGTTGTGGGCTACGTTATGAAACAAGGCCCGCTTTGCTACAAGGACGAGACAAAATTTCCAAACGGCCCGTGGTGTAAGACGGGCGACTGGGTCATTTTTGCCCGCTATGCGGGATCCCGTTTCCGCATCGAAGGCGGCGAGGTCCGCATTTTGAATGATGACGAAATCCTTGCCGTCATCTCTGATCCTGAAGACATCTTGAGCCTGTAAGGAGAAACCGATGGCCGAGGAACACAAAGCATACGAAGCGGACACCGGAGAGCTTGACATCGACATGGGCGAGCACGAGGCCGCCGAGGTTGAGATTGAAGACGTTTCCGCTTCCGATCAATCGGACGACGACGCAGGGTCCGAGCACGATGACGTAGCAAACTCTGCTCAAAAGCGAATTAACCGCCTAACCAAAAAAATGCGCGACGCCGAGCGCCAGCGGGAAGAAGCGATTCGCTATGCGCAGCAGGTTCACGGCGAGGCGGAGAAGCTCAAGCAGCGCATGAAGCAGCTCGATACGGGCTACCTTCAAGAGTACGGCTCCCGTCTTGAGATAGAGACGAAGACTGCCGAAGCGGAGCTAAAGCGGGCTGTCGAAATTGGCGATTCGGACAAGATTATCAGCTCTCAGCGCCGCCTAAACGAGTTGTATTCCGCTGCCCAAAAATACCGCGATGCCAAGCGCATGCAGGACAGCCGGGAACAGGAATACACCGCGCAGCAGCAGGCTGCCCACCAGCAGGCATATCAACAGCAGGCATATCAACAGTCTGTTCAGCAGCCGCAGCAGGTTCGCCGTCCGGATCGGAAGGCGGAAGACTGGGCCGAGCGTAACACTTGGTTTGGTCAAGACGAAGTGAAGACCTTTGCGGCGTTTGGAATCCACAAAAAGCTTGTCGAAGACGAAGGGTTTGACCCGCAGAGCGATGAGTATTACAATGAGCTGGATCGGAGGATTCAGCGAAGCTTTGGGAATGCCATGCAAGATGCTGATGACGCCGCACAATCTTCGGGTACTGGCCGCCGCCCCGCTCAGACGGTAGCCGGTGTTTCCCGCTCCGCAGGGAAATCATCTGGGCGCAAAAAGGTTCGACTCACCCCGACCCAAGTAGCTATCGCGAAAAAATTGGGTGTGCCGCTAGAAGAATATGCGAAATACGTGAAGGATTGATCCAATGACCGACGAAACGAAAACAGATCGTTATGCGGGCATTGATCGTGCTCCGCGTGAAAACAAAACCCGGGAGAAAGCGGCGGCTCGCCGTCCGTGGGCTCCCCCGTCAATGCTTGACGCACCACCCGCGCCGGAAGGCTTTAAGCATCGCTGGATTCGCGCAGAAGTTCGCGGTTTTGATGACCGCAAAAACATTTCTGCCCGGCTTCGTGAGGGATTTGAATTGGTTCGCGCCGATGAATTTCCCGACTACGAAGCCCCTGTGATCGATTCGGGAAAATATGAGGGCGTCTTTGGTGTTGGCGGCTTGGTTCTCGCCAGAATTCCTGTGGAAACGGTTGGGGAGCGCAACTCTTACTTTGCGGGCCGCAATCAGGACCAGATGAATGCTGTCGATCAAGACATGCTGCGCGAGAACGCACACCCAACCATGTCGATCACTAAACCCGATCGGCAATCTCGTGTAACCTTCGGTGGCCCGCGCAAGTGACGCGTGGCTCCCAATGACGGAGAAAAGTTATGGCAAACGCCGAAACTGCCTTTGGCCTTCGTCCCGTCGGGCTTGTTGGCTCTGGTGTGAACAGCACCGGTGTCACTGAGTATGAAATTGCGTCGGACAATGCGGACGCAATTTTCCAGTACGGCCTTGTTATCCCGACTTCGGACGGGGTAATCGCGCGTGCTGCAGACACTGCGGGCGGCACCACTGCCGCGCTTGGTGTCCTGATGGGCATTCAATATCAAGACAGCGTCCAGAAGAAGCCCGTGTGGCTCAACTACTGGCCGGGATCTGGTAGCGTGTCGGTTGACACTAACTACCCGGTCAAAGCTTTTGTTGCCGACAACCCGGACCAGCTGTTCGTGGTTGCCGCTGATGCGACGCTGACCAACCGCGCAACCGCTTTGGCGGCCGTGTTTGCGAACGCTTCGCTCGGCACCTCGGCACAAGCCGGTTCGACCGCAAACGGCCGTTCCACCTCTCAGCTGGGTGTTTCTACGATCGACACCACTGCAACCCTGCCCCTGCGTATTGTGGGCCTCGTCGATGACGTGGCAAACAGCGATTACGTTGCGGCCGGCGCGCACCTGTTGGTTCGTATCAACGCTCATTTCAACGCAGCAACCCGTAGCTTTGATTCGCAGACCACTGCGGATTCTACGGGCGTATAAGGAGGTCTGAAATATGGCTATCTCTCGCGCACAACTAGCGAAAGAGCTGGAACCGGGCCTTAACGCGCTGTTTGGTCTGGAGTATGATCGTTACGACAACGAGCATGCGGAAATCTTCGATGAGGAGTCCTCGGACCGTGCATTCGAAGAGGAAGTGATGCTCGGGGGTTTTTCCACTGCTCCGGTTAAATCCGAAGGTGGGAGCATTTCGTTCGACGACGCACAGGAAACCTTCACTGCGCGTTACACGCACGAAACCATCGCTCTGGCGTTCTCGATCACCGAGGAGGCTATTGAGGATAATCTTTACGACCGCCTCGCTGCTCGTTACACCCGCGCACTGGCTCGTTCCATGTCGCAAACCAAGCAGATCAAGGCCGCTTCGATCCTGAACAACGCGTTCAGCTCGTCGGCTCCGGTCGGCGATGGCGCAGCACTGTGTTCGTCGGCTCACCCGACCCTGTCGGGCAACCAGCGCAACCAGCTGTCTGTTGCGGCGGACCTGAACGAAACGTCTCTTGAGCAGATGCTCATTGACATCGCCGGGTTCACTGACGAGCGTGGTCTGAAGATTGCTGTTCGCGGCATGAAACTGATCATCCCCAAAGAACTTCAGTTCATTGCAGAGCGGGTTATCAACTCGAATCTGCGTCCGGGGACGGCAGACAACGACCTGAACGCGATGAAGTC